TGCTTACTTGCTTACTTGCTTACTTGCTTACTTGCTTATATATTGTAAGTATTATATTATATTTTACTTATATATTATATCATACTATTATATAATTGTCAAGTATTATATTATATGCAAGCATGCATGTATATGCAAGTATGCACCAACCCCCCACGTATACCCTATATATATCTATACATGGCTTGCTTTACTAAATCTCACAAATTTTACTTGCATTAACATGTTACTTGCACATTATAAAATCAATCAAGTAAAATTGCCTACTTTACATTTTAAAATATCATAGTATAATATATATGTAAGTAGATAATTATAAAATCAATCAAAATTTTTAAATAAAAAAATTGATTTTACGAATATAATAAAAGGAGGAAAATTATTATGTCAGTATCAAGATTGCAGGTAACTTATAAAAGCCCTGAAGTAGATGAGGAGCTGGATAAAAAAATTTTAGAATTTTTTAACACTCTTGACTTCATATGCATTGATAGAGCATACATGCCTATGATATTTAGAAGAGATATCTTTTTTGAAAAGCACTCAGGGGATTTTACTATGGAAGGAGCAATATATGAAAGCAGTGGTAGTAAAAAAGCTGAACTCAAGGCATAGACAAATTATGCGTGCTCTCCTTGCAGGTAAAACAAGGCAGTATATACTTGACCAGTCTGGAATATCAGCTTCTCAATATGATAGGGTAGTCCGCTCAGAAATATTTATATCTGAAAAAAATAAAATGCAAGATGAAATACGAATGGAAGCCGTTAGGATAATTGCAGCTAGGGAAACAGACCCGGTATCACAAGTACTTAAAGAAGGTGCTTTGCCTGCGGCACAAAAGATGGTAGGTCTACTTAATTCTAAGGACGAAGGTATATCTCAAACATCTGCAAAGGAATTACTTGCTATGGATGGTAGAGCACCTAAGCAAGGTGTAAGTATTGATAATAGAAGGTTGTCGTTTATTCTGCAAGGAAAGGATGCAGAAAATTTAGGGAGAGCTTTGGAGGATACCGTAGGTGGCACCACTAACAGAGGAACAGATAGACAACCTAAAAAAGATATCTCTAAATAACTTCTACTTTTTTTCTTTAGGAATTTTAGGCTACGACTATATGATAAAGGAAGTACATCTTCCTATATGTGACTTCTTATCAGATGATACAATCAAGGATAAGATGTTATTACTTCCTCGAGGGTTTTTGAAAACTACACTTACGTCAGTTGCGTTACCAATTTGGTTGTCCATGAAAGACCCAAATATAAGGTATCTAATTGTATGTAATAGTATGACCAATGCGTCTAACCATCTACGTAAGATTAGAAGTCAGTTTGAACGAAATGAACTTTTGCAGTTCTTGTTTCCAGAGCGTATGCCAAATATCAGGAAAGATAGATGGACTGAGGACTCAGCAACCTTACCTCGAACGAAGATTGGACTAGGAGAGGGAACGTTTGAGGCAGCAGGTACATCTACTAACTTACCTTCTCGGCATTACGACAGAATTGGTGAGGATGACATAGTAACTGCAACTAAGGATGATGTATCAGATAGGGAACTTGCCCCTTCTCAAGGGGAGATAAGTAAAGCTATTGGCTTTCATAGATTAATACCATCATTATTTGATAGTCTTGAGGGTGGTTTTGTGTACCACGCTGCAACTAGATGGTGTGCAAATGATACTGTAGACCATATACGAAAGAATGAACCATTCTTTAAAATATACGAACAGAATATATACCACAAGGTAAATGGTGAAATGGTAGATGAGGGTGAACCCATCTACCCATCTAGGTTTGGTGCCGAGGGTCTTGCAAAACTAAAGATACGACAAGGACCTTATATCTTTTCAACTCAGTACTTACTTAAACCTGTTCCTTTAGAACTAATGATGTTTAAGCCGGACTATATACATTACTGGGATGTTCTACCTAACATTAGAGGAGAGTTCTATGCATATGTAGACCCAGCATCTTCAGATGATAAGCGTGCTTGCCACACAGCAATCGTGGTTATATTCTGTGGAGAGAATAGAAAGATTTATGTTGCTGAAGTAGTTCGTGAACAAGGTATGTCTCTTTCAGATTGTGTAGGGCATTTATTCAGGATAGCTAAGGAATACAAAACAAAGAACATTGGAATAGAAGTAGTGGGTTATCAAAAGCAACTTGAGCGTCAAGTAAGAGATGAGATGACAAAGGCAGGAGTGTTCTTTAACGTAACTGGAGATAATCCTAAACATGGGCAATCTAAGGGAGCAAGAATAGAGAACACACTTCAACCAAGATTTGCTAATAGTCAAATCTATATAAGCCATGCACATGTAGGGCTTGAACAGGACTTACTTGAATACCAAGGGATAGAAAGAAGTAAGTTCGTAGATACTTTGGACGCTCTTGCTGGTGCTATTAACTTATCTCGTTTTCCGGTATACGAACAGGAGGACCCAATTATAAAAACTGGGGTTACTTTGGATAGTATACTAAATGAACTTCGGGATAAGTATTATGCAACCTTTAAAGGATATGGTCGATAGTTATAAAGTCAATAATTGACATTACGAAAAAGGAGGAAAGTAAAAAATGCCAGGAATTTACACAAGTGGGCAAAAAGCTGCCAGTGCAGTAATAATAGATGAGAAGTTCTTTTATACCGGGTGCATATTAAGGACATCAGGAGCAACTGCATGTACATTGCAGATACACAACTGTGTAGCTATTGCTGATGTTACTGCAGACAACATGGTTGGAGAGGTAAGTGTTGTTGGAGAGGCAGGTGCCTGTTCTTCAGATAGCCCAGGAAGTATAGAGTGCCCTCTCGGAATTGTGGCAATTCTAGTTGGAGCCACTGGACTATACCATGTAAGGGGAAGTGCTACACTATAATGCTTTGGAAAGAGTTAGAAGATAGAATTTATACTATTCTTCAAAACATAGATTTAACTGATAGAGAGAAGGCAGAACTCATATTAATAGAATTCAATCAATACACGCCTAGGCAAAAACTTAGAGGTGAAAAATGTCAACATTCTGGAAAGGATTTATAGCAGGTATAGCTTCTGTTATATTACTGGGACTTATACTCTATATAGGAACATGTTTTTACTATATGAGTATATGAACCTATGGTTCCCAAGGGACAACCAGGGTAGTTATGCCGTAAGGATTTGATAAGTCATTTTTTAATAACCAAGAAGGGTTTCCCCAAGGTCAGCCAAGGGTTGGGGGATAGGAGGATTTTTATGCCACTAAAAGAGGGTTCTTCTAAGGATGTAGTTAGTACTAACATTAGTCATTGCATGAGTAAGTATAAGGAAACTGGTCAAGTCAGCGGAAATCCTGTGGCTTCTACAAAGAAGGCTATGGAAATTTGTTCTGCTATGGCTTATGACCAAGCGAGAGAGGGTGCTAAAGGACCCGCTCTATCTAAAGCTATAAAGGAAAAACGTAAAAAATGATTGAACCAGATGGAGAACTATTACAAAAGTGGAAAGAACGAATACAGAAGGGAATTAAGTATCAGAGTAAGTATGGTAAGCCTGACTCTTGGGCTATGTATGAGAGGAGAATGAGGTGTGATTGGGAAGATAAAGGGGATATAATTCCTGTTAACCTCATACATGCTTTTGGTAAAGCTATTATACCAAAGATATATGCTCGTAATCCAAGAATAACCTTGCAACCGAATAACAACAGGATACCTTATGAGAAGCTTAAAGCTGCAGAAACCACTGTAAACTGGTACATAAGGAAGCTTAATATTAAAGGTGAAATGAAGAAGATGGTTGCTGATAACTATGGTAACGGTATTGCTACTCTCTTCTATGGATATGATGGGCAATATGGGTACAAGCCTGAACATGCTAATCCTTTACTTGAGGGGCAAGGAACTACTGATAGGTTTGCTTCTGATATGAATTATATAGAATATAATAAGAATATATTTCCTGGGTCTCCTTGGGTATTGAGGGAGAGGCCTCTGGATACTATTGTTCCTTATGGTACTACATCTATAACTACAGCACCTTGGATAGCACATAGAGCTATTAGACTAGTTGATGACATTAAGAAAGATGGAAGGTACTTACCTAACAGAAAGGATGTAAAGGCTAATAGACAGATTGAGTGTGAAGGTGCTTACTCTGATGAAATATATAAAGAGATGATGGATGATGATGAGTATGCGGAGATATGGGAGATTAGAGATTATAAGACTAGAATGATATATGTACTCTCTATAGACCATCCAAAGTTTTTAGTTAAGGAAATAGATAACTTGCAGTTTAACGACCTACCTGCTGCTGAGATGATATTTAATTCTGACTTAAATAGTTTCTGGGGCGTACCCGATGCAAGGATTATAATGCCTCAACAGGATGAGTTGAATGAGATTAGAACACAGGCACGGGCACATAGGGCTGCAGCCACAATTAAGGCAATAGTCTCGCAGGGTTCTATGACTCCTGAGGACAAGAAGAAGTTTCTAAGTGGTGTAGTTATGCCTATTGTGGAAATTACTGGAGGAGCAAATATTAAGGACTCAATCATGTTGTTACAACCCCATGTACCTATGGAGTTAGGGCCTTTATCTGAACAGGTAATAAGTGATGTTAGGTATATGCTTGGTATGAGTTCTAACCAAGCTGGGGAATACTCCCCAGGTAGAAAGACTGCAACAGAGGCAACGATAGTTCAAGTCGCTTCTGAGTTGAGAATAGATGAGAGAAGGGATGTAGCAGCAGACTTATTGGTTAAGATAGGTAAGAAGATACTGGAAATGATATCTGCTTTTCAGGCTACTTCCGAAGGGATAATTCCTATTACTTCTCCTTTAGGACAGACTAAGTGGGCTATATATCAGGGTAGAGATTTAATAGATGACTACGATTATATAGTAAATCCTGATGAGTGCTTACCTTATAATATACAGGTTAGGAAGCAGAATGCAATGGAACTTTATCAAATTGGTAGGCAGGACCAACTATTTAATCCTTTAGAACTTGCTACATTTTTATTAGAACAATATCCTGAAGCCAATCCTGATAGGTTACTGAATGCTCCTGGTTGGGGAAATAATATGGAACAAGCTATGCCAGGTGCTGCGTTAGGAAATCAAATACGAGGGGAAATGAAGAATGCCAACGTACCGGGTAAAATGCCGAAAGTGCAGTAATATATTTGATGCTTTAGCTAAGATTGAAACTAGGAATGAGATAAAATGTTTTAAGTGTGGAGGTGATACTGAGATACAAATTGTAGGTGTTGGTTTGTGTACTACTATGTTTGGGAGAGAGAATAAACCATTGGTACTAGAGCATATGACTGAGGAAGATGATGACATAGTAAGTGTAACTACTAAGAGTCAGTTGAGGGAGGAGTGCAAGAAACATAATTGCATATCTCCAATATTAGATTAAAAAGGAGGGATGTTATGAGTAAGGTGAATGAATTGAAGGAACTTGAAGACTTAGGTAAGCCTATATATGTTAATAAGCCAGGACTAACTGAAGTTGAGAAGGAAATATTTAAAGTTGATGAGGCTGTCTTAGGACCTGTACATGAGGATAAACCTAAGCCTGTAAAAGAGAAGGAACTTCCTGACCACATTAGGAAAGCTACTATTACAATAAACGACAAGGATAAAAATAATTCTATAGTGATTAAGTTTCAAGGTGATTGGGTACCTTCAGATATTAATTTAGCTGGAAAGTATTTAATTTTAGATTTTCACGAATATGTGAGAAATAGAGCGATAGGTAATAAATAAGGAGGGTTATTATGCCTAAAGATAAACATGATGAGATAGAAATAATTGACGAGACTGTCGTAGCTGGTATTGTGCCAGAAGAAGGCGAGGAAACTGAGAAGAAGGAAGACGATACTTCTAAGGAACAAATGTCAAAGAAGGAAGAAGAAGCGAGTTTGAGACTGCAAAAAATGGAAGAAAGTCAGAGGAGACTTATGGAAGTGTTTACTTCCCCAGAGTTCTTTTCTAAACTTGCAAACTCTATGAAACAGCCTGTAGAAAGGGTAGAGACTAAGCCTACTCCAGAGCAAACAGAGGAAGAGGGACGGAGACTTGAGGCTATGAGTAGACAAGAGTTTCTGCAACATACATTGGCTAAAGTAGGTACTGTCGTTACTGCTAATGTTAAGCCTGAGATAGATGCCTTAGCTGGTAGAATATCTGGTTTTATATCTGGACAGGCAAACATTAGTGCAAAGTCTACAGTTGATGATTTCATAAGTAGAGCAGGAAGAGCTGAATTTGATAAGTATGGTGCTGCTATGCAGGAAAAGGCTGATGCAACTAGGGGGGTTAGTATAGATGAAATATATACATTAGTCTCTGGAAAGGTTGCTCCTAAATATGTTGAGCAAAGAATTCCTAATAGCACCGTAAAGCCTGGGGAAGGTACGAGAGAACTTACTAAGGAAATGGACTTATCTTTGGAAAAAGCAGGGTCACGAAACTTTGACCACATCTTTGGCAAATACAAAAAATAAGAGGTGAGTATCGTGAGTTGGAGTATTTCTAATTCGCAGTTGACTCAAGACCTTGACGACCTATATACAACGACTTGGAGAGACCATAGGAAGGAAGCTATAGACCAGGTATTCTGTGAGACCCCATTGTGGTTCTGGTTCTATAAGGCTAAGAACGCTGTTATTTATATTCCTGGTGGTAAGTTTATAGTAAGACCTTTACTGTATGGAAGGAATTCAACCTTCAAAATGATGCATAAGGGTGGAACTATTGACCTATCTAGAGATGAAAAAGCAACAGATGCCATCTACAAATGGGCATATGCTGCAATTTCTCTTGTGAGATACTGGCAGGAAGATTTACAGAACAGAGGAAAATATCAGATAATTAATCAGATGAACTTAGAGATGGAAACTGCTAAGAGTGAATGTAATGACCAGTTAGAGCAACAGTTATTTGGAAGTGGTAGTGGAGACGATATTAATGGCTTCAGTAATATAATAGTTGCTGCAGCTACTGGTAGTAGAGGAACTCTTGGTGGTGTAGACTCTAGTGTTAAGACTTGGTGGGAGAATAATGCTGTAAGTATGTCTGGTGAAAAGCCTTCTGTATGGTTAGACAAAAGAATGAGAACTATGCTTAATGATTGTGGTAAGGGTAAGAAATCATATAGACCTGATACGTTTATAACTACTCAGGGGATATATGAGAATATTGAAGATAACACATTAGAACAACACAGAATATATAATAAGACTTTAGGGGATGCTCAGTTTGAAAACATCCAGTTTAAGGGCAGACCTATAATTTGGTCTGAACATGCTAACAGTGGAAACTTATATGTTGTTAATACCCAAATCCTTAAGTTAGTTATTGACCCAGCTGCTAACTTTGACTTGACATCTTGGAAGGATATTCCTAATCAGGTCAAAGATAGAGCTGCTCAAATTTGTATAGCTCTTCAGGTTATTTGTGATAGACGGAAGAGTCTTGGTGTAATATATGATATAGCGTAATTAAATGATATCCTCCGAGGAGCAAGCCAATGCTCCTTCGGAGATAAGCCAAATAAAAATCGAAGGAGGATTTTTAAAATGTTAGATGCATTAATACAAGGAAATATTAGACCACCACAAGGGTTATTTGAACACTCAGTTCAGCAAAATGCAGACTTAGGATATCAGTTGCCTTTTGCTGATGGAAGAGTATACAAGTATGCTAAGGCTGGTGCTGGGATTACTGTAGGGCATTTAGTACAGGCTCCTGTTGTGGATGCTACTAATGACAATAGTATGGCAATACAAACAGCTGTAAAAGCAGATGATAGGGAGATAAAGTTAACAGTTCCTACTGGGCATGCTAGTTTTGCCGTTGATGCTTATGCTGGTGGATACATAATAATTGAAGCAGGAACAGAAATTGGACTATGCAGAAAGATTAAGGGTAACACCGTGTTTACTACTGGTGCAGCTGCTACTGTTACTTTTAAGCTTAGGGATAAAGTAGGAGTAGCTGTAGCTATTTCTGGTCATACAGTTGGCATAATAGCTAATCCATATAATGGAGTAATAACTAATGCTGGTACTGGAAAGATATTAGGCGGGGCTCCTGTAGATGTAACTAGTGCATACTACTTCTGGTTGCAAGTAAGAGGTGTTGGTCCTGCTGTAGCTACTGCGGCTTCTATTGCTGTTACTGAATATGTTATGGCTAATGGTGCCTATGTACTAAAGAGAGCAACTAATTTGCATGCACCTATTATTGGTCAAGCATTCTCTGCGTTTGTAGCTAGTGAATCTGGTTTAATTTACTACATGTTAGAGTAAGAAGTTAGGGGAGCTCTTATGAGGGGCTCCCTTAGTTTTCGTAAAATCAATAATTGACTTTGTAAGGAGGGAACGATAATGGCTATAACTTTAAGTTCGGAACTACAGTTTCCAAAAGCTATGCCTGATGCTTGGAACGTTATGGTTGACTTTGGTACTGTAAATTTAGGCACATCTTATGCAACAGACGGAGTAGACGCATCAGACTTTAGCGACCTCTTTAGATACTTACTACTTTTGAATTTGGTTTCTAAAGATGGATATACTTTTGAGTATGACTCTACAGCTGATAAGATAAAGGTATTCTTAGCTGGAGTAGAGGTTGCTAACGGTACTAACTTGAGTACTCTTCTTGGAAGCATAGCATATTTAGCAATAGGTTTTAAAACATAGGGAGGTGAGAAAACAAAATGTTTAAGAGAATTTCGATATTTTTAATAGTTCTATCTTTATTACTTACTTTTACAATAGGAGTTGGGGCTACTGCTGCTGGGTTATTTGTAGAAAAGGATGCTGGTAATACTTATATAAATTATGTGAACGCAGATGGCACTTCTATAATGAAGATAGATGATACGGATGGAGTTACCATAGCAACAGAAGTTGTAGCTAATACATATACTAGTATGACTATTACTAATACTACAGATGCTTCTAGTCTTACCGTAGGTTCAATAGTTACCCCAGGTGGAATTGCTTGTGCTAAACAGTTATTCCTTGGAGATGACCTAGATATGTCAGTAAGTGGAACTGGAGTATATGATATAACCCTGAAGGATACGGTTGCTGATGCTTTGAGTATTGTGGGTGGCTCTACTGATATGATAGTGTTCTGCACAGATACCGATGCAATTACAATAACTCCTCCACTTACAGTTACTGGGCTGATAACTTCTAATGGAGGTATTAATGTAGGAGCTAGTGGTGCTGGTTTTGATGTAACTTTTTATGGTGATGAAGCAACTGCTGACTTCTTCTGGGACCAAAATGGAGATACTTATGGCTCACTCACTTTAGGTGCAGATACTAAGGGAGTAGACTTTAAGGCATTCGGTACAACTACAGGAAACTACTTAATATGGGATAGAAGTGCGGATGACCTTTTGTTAGTAGGCACTGCAACTCAATTAGGTGTAGCTGGTACGACAGCTTCGACTAGTTCAACTACTGGTTCTATTCATACTGCAGGTGGTTTGGGTGTAGCTGGAGCAGCCTTTATTGCAGGAGTTGTAGAAGTGGGTGCCGATGCTGCTGGTACGGACTTCACCCTGTATGGTGATGTAACTGCCTACAAAACTTGGTGGGATGCTAATGGAGATATAAACGGAGCATGGTACTTTGGTGCGGATACAAAGGGAGTTTTAGTAACTTTATATGGTGATACTACTGGTTGTGGTGTATTCTGGAACCCATCTACTGATACTAATGGGACTCTGTCTGTAGGAGCTACAGGTGGTAGTAAAGGCGTGGATATGACTTGGTATGGTATTACTAATGGTGCATATATGACGTGGGACCAAAGTGCTAATAGTTTAATATTTGTGGGAACTGCTACTAACTATATAAACTTTAATACTGTGGGTAGTAATGCTTCTATAGCACTGGAGTTTAAAGATGGTTTCCTTGGGCATAGTATCTCAACTGGTAGTAGAGGTGATACAACAGATTTAGGAGTTACATTAACTGCTACTAATGAATTTAATGCTGGATTTTTTGCTGACGACTCTACTGCTAACATTGCTGATAGTGTAGCAAATGTATTAGCAAGGACAGTTTTACTTGCTACACAGTCTGCAGGTTCAATTAGGTCTGTACAAGGACAGTTAAAGATTGCTGATGCCGTTGATGTTGGAACTGGAGTTTACACTGCTGTTCAGGGATATATTGAGCTTATGGGTGATACATCTGTAAAGACTGGTGGTAAAATGTCTTGTATGGATATTTCACTTGAGATAGCTAGTGGTAAGACACTCACTATTGACAGTGGTGGTATATTTGCAGGCTTAAAGATTGAGACAACTGGTGCTGGTACATTTACTCAAACTGGTACTTCTGCAGCTATTTATATTGATGATGGTGGTACTGTAACTGATTGGAAAGTTGGTGTGGACGTTAATAATTGTACTACAGGTATTGATATAGGTAGTGGAACTACTGGTATAAGTATGTCTGGTGCATACTCTACTGCTGCAATTTCAATAAGTACTACATCGGCAGCAAACGATGACTATGCACTTTATATTGCTACTACCTGTGCTGATGGTACTGGTGATACTGTTCCAGTATTAATTAGTTCTACTATGACTACTGCTGGTAGTGTTGGTCAAGCCTTAAAAGTTAATCAATCTGTAGCTACTGTTGCTTTGGGTAGTTATGTTAATGCTATTTATGGATTGCTAACTTTAGGTACTACAGGTTCTGTATCAGGACTTGGTGCTCCAATATGTGCTGAGATAGTATTTAATACTGGCACTGTAGGAGGTTCTGGAACTCTTGCTGGTGTAGAAATCGAATTCACAACTGGTGCTGCAACTACGATGAGTGGTACTGTATCTGCTTTGTGGATACAAACTTCTGGTGCTACTACTGCTGTAATTGATGACAATGGATACTTTGCGAGATTTACGGGATTTGCTGCAGGCGCTGCTCATATGTGGCAGACAGGTAATACTTTACCAGCTGTTGTTGGTGGAAGTATAAGGATTATGGTTGGTGCTACTGAATACTTCATACCTGTTTATACTTCTGTAGTAACTACAACTTAACGAATGAAAACGGTTTTGCGGCATTGAACCAAAAATGCCGTAATCTCTTAGAAAGGAGGAAATCATGTTTAAGAAGATTGCTATAGTTCTTTGTATTTTAATACTTCTAAGTGTTTCTGTTTTTGCAGAAGACTTTAAGACAAAGTTAAACTTGTTTGAAAGACTAGTGATTATGGGACTCTTGCCTCAAACAGGTAACTTTGCTACATTGAAGATTGTAACTGAGGCAAATTTGATGTTAGGTGCAACTGACGAAGAGTCTGTTATAGCAGGCTTAAAACCTAACGACCAAGGTGGAGTTATCGCTGAGAAGGGTTGGACAGCAGTGCCTGAGAAAGAGTTTACTTTTAAAGAGACTTTGTTAGGATTAATTAGAAGTGCTTTACAAAAACTCGAAGATGAAGAGAAGTTAACTATGGAACACTTTAGAGTGTATGAGAAGTTTATGATAGCCAAAGAAGGTGAATAGATGAAACGGAGTGAGATTGTTACTGAAGTAGCATTAATGCTTGGAAGAGACGACCTTGATACTAATATAGTTAATTGGATAAATTGGTCAATGTACTATCTTGATAGGCAGTGTGATTTTAAAGGCTTAAGGAAAAGGGTTAAGTTTCCATTCGTTATAGGCCAGACTGAGTATGCCTTTCCTGATGATATGAAGTATTCTAAGTCCTTAACCCTTTTAGACCACTCAATGCTTGATATAGAGGAAGGTGATATAAATATAGGTACTAATATAATTACTGTTAGCGAGGATATAAGTACTGGAACAAGGGTTCAGTTTCTTAACTCTGACCCTCCAGCTCCTTTGGCTGCTAACACTTTCTATTATGTTATCAACCTATCTAGTACTACTATCCAACTTGCTTTAACTAGTGCTCTTGCTACTACAGGAACAGCAGTGGATTTGACAGATACTGGAACTTCTCCTCATATGATGGAGGTATATGGAGGGACAGAAAGTAGGAAGCTTGAGTATATTCTTGAAGAGGACTATGTAGAGCAAGTTGCAGATATAACTGAACTGACATCTAACAAGCCATCCATATATATAGATAAGGGAGATATATTTGAAATAGGCAGACCTATAGATGAGGCTCTATGTGGTGAATTGGTGTACTGGAAGTGGCAAGACTCATTGAGTGGAGATGATAGCGAACCTGAAGTGTCTCATATAGAGGACTTAATATGTATGTCTACTTCTATATTTGGTTGGAGAGTTCTTGAAGAAGTAGAGAAGAAACTTGATGCTATCAAGGAACTTAACTTAATGCTTGCTGGGCATATGAAAGTTCTCAATAGGCATCCCGATGAATTCCTTTCAGATAAGGGATTTAGAGGGGGACTCATACCCACACGAGACCATATAAGAGGGAGAGGGTATATGTACCCAGGTGTTAAATGACATACTATATAATACCAGAAGTTGATACTACTTGTTATAATGTAAGGGCAGTTAGTACTACTTTCTATTCTATGCAAACTGTTGACACTACTTTCTATCTTGTTCCAATGTTTGCATGTTTCTGGAGAAAAGTAGGGCTTGCTACTTGGAAACAACTCGGATATCTCGGTGTGTACAGTTGGTGGAAAATTCACAAAGTTCCTTATATTACTAGATATTACATAATTCCTAAACCTGTTACTACTTTTTATGGGGTGGTGTAATGCAGTATTCTACGAATTTGCTTTTAAGAAAACCTGAAGGGTCTGATGGAAGTAGCATGCTTACAGACTTAAATTATAACTGGGATATATTAGATGCTATTTGCACTCTTCTAGGTATAGGTGGTATTTGGAAGGAAAGATTCGTAGATGTGGCAGCTGCTTCAGTGACTGCTATACATTTAGCAATTAGTGGAAATGGTGCTGTTCAGAATATAATAACTGGAATTACCAACCCAGGAGATAGTAGAGTTGCTACTATAACTACATCTAATATCGCTAGCCCATCTGGAAATGTAGTACTTACAGGTTTGGTAAGAGGTGTATCTACAAATGAAACTTTTGTAATAGTTCCTGGAAGTACAGTAATTGGAAACTTACCTTTTGATACTATTACTAATATACAATTACCAGCAGGAGTATCTGCTTCTGATACTGTATCAGTTGGAATTGGAGATAAGTTTGGACTTCAGCATATGATAGATGCTGCCAATCAAGTATACAAGATAACTGTAAATGCTGTAGATGTTACTTCTACTTATGCAAGTTTGGTTAATGCTATTTATGGGACTATAGATTTCTCGACTGCAGGAGTTTATCAAGATATGTGTGTATGGTACTATCAATTTGCTTAGAAAGGAGGAAATTGTTATGAAGTATTTTTTGGTAATTTTAGCAATTATATGTATGGTTATCTTTGTTGGAGCACAGGAAACTGTTGCACCTGAGACTAAGGTTGTTGAACCTGTATCAAAACCTGTTACTCATTTAAACGTTACTATAATAGATGGGATGAATAACACTTTAATAGAACTTAAGAACTGCATGGTTAACGTAATTGGAGAGCTACATCTATGTGATGATTCTTTTACATATTCGAACACGTTTAATGATGGTTATACATATGACATAACTATTTGGGTAAAATCTAAAAAATAATTGACGAGAGGAGGTGAGAAAATGATGAAGAAATTAAATTTAGTATTAATAACATTAGCTATACTTTTAACTATGACTTTTAGTGCTTTTGCAGTAATAACCCCTGCTAACGTAGGACCAACCACGAATTTTGTGGGAGGTGATGTTGGAGTCGCCACTAGTTATGGCTATTATATCAATGATACTCTAATTTTAGCCACAGACTCCCTTACTTTTACTGGAACTGGAACACTTAACGGACTTGATGCTGTAGATGCAACAGGTGAAGACACCATAGAAGCTCTTATCTTTGACGCAGATGCTGAAAGTATTACAGGTGTTTGGGAAGTACAAGACGATATAAACCTTGTCTTTGGTAATGATGCTAACTGGGCTATCAATTTTGATGAAAGTACTGACGACCAGTTGTTATTTATCACCGCTGGAACTACAGCTGGTGCCGTTACCGACCCTTTAGTTGAGTTTATTGTAGGTGGAAGTCCTGCCGCTGGGCAACAAGTATTTGGTATATCTAAAGGAACACAAGATTCAAATACGCCACTGTTTACAGTTGATGATGATGGAGATGTCTTAATCCCAGGTACTTTAGGAGTAACTGGAGCTATTACTTTAACTGTTCCTCTTGGTGCAGGTCAAGGTGGTACTGGTGTAGCTAACAATGCTGCAGAAACTATATCTTTAGTTGGTGATGACCCTATTGAATTTACTACTAGTGGAGCTACTACAGTAACATTACCTACTACTGGAACGTTAGCTACTACTGCTGATATTGCTGCTGCTGGTAATCATGTAGACCATTTTATGGATGTACAAGGAGCAAGTGCTACTTATTGTCATGCTGCTGCCGCTGGGGATGGTTTAGGTAATGATATTTCTGTAACTGTTAATCCTGATGTACCAAGAAATGTAAGTATTACGACAACTAATAATTCTACTCCAGAAGGTAATGTAACGATTACTGGGGTCTTATCAACTGGAGATGCAGATACTGAAACTATTGCAGTTGCTGCTGGAACAATAGCTTATGGAGTTAAAGCTTGGTCTACAATTTCAAAATATAATATTCCTACTGGTGTAGACGCTGGTGATACAGTATCTTTAGGTATTAGTACTATCATTGGGTTAGCTAATGCTTTCAATGCAGATGCAGATGTTTATAAAACAAGTATAAATGGAGTGGATGTTGTAATTGCAGCAAATAAAATAGACCCAGATTATGAAACTATAGATTTTGAGGCTGCTTTAGTAGCCAATTCAGATGTAACCGTATGGTATCATCCATAAAACTAATTATTAAGGGGTAGGCAACTGCCCCTTGATAGTTTTAGAGGTGAGTGTATGAAAAAAATAATTATAATTATCTTAATATGTTTGTTACTACCATTAGAAGTACTTGCTGTTACTTATGGTAAAACAGGTGAATCTACAAGCTTCAATGGAGATGTAGGTACTACAGGGGGGTTTTATATAAATGACACGCAAATTTCAAGCGCTGATTTGTCTGATGTAGCAACCTTTGCTAAGAAAGCTGATAAATTATCAGTCTTTGCTGCAACTACTTCTACTGAACTTGCAGGGGTGATAAGTGATGAAACTGGTACGGATAAATTAGTTTATAATACTTCACCAACTTTTGTTACTCCTGTTTTGGGTACTCCTACATCAGGAACACTAACCAACTGTACTGGATTACCCATTGCTGGCGGTGGAACAGGGCAATCTACCGCCCAGACTGCTATAAACGCTCTTACTGATGTAGCAGGGGCAACTGACGAACATGTCTTAACCAAAGATACTGCTACAGGGAATGCTATATTCAAAGCAGCGGCTGGTGGTGTTACTTCAGCATTTCAAGCTCGACCAACACAAGCACAAAATGATTTTTCAAGTACAACCAATGTTGTTTGGGGAACAGAGATATTCGACACTGGGAATAATTTTGCTTCTAATACTTTTACTGCCCCAATAACTGGTAAATATTCATTTCAAGTATCTCTTGATCTTTTAAATCTTGATACTGCTACTGTTTACTATCAACTGAAACTTGTAACAAGTAATCGAACTTATCTTACTATGCTTGACACTACCAAATTTTCTGCTGATATTCCCTATTGGACTATGAGTTTAAATGTAATTGCAGATATGGATGCTTCTGATACAGCTTATGTACAAATAGTGCAAAATGTGGGAATGACACAAACGGATATTTCAGTTGGAAGTTGGTTTAGTGGTGCTTTCATTGGAACATAAAATAATTAAAAGGGTGTAGCTACAAATGTGTATAGGAATATTTAAGAACAAATGGAAATCTTTTGAACCAACTATCGAATATTTATCGGTAGTTAATGGATTGAATTCTGTAACTAAATTACATCAATATTCACAGAAGTTTAAATATATTGCTGAAAAGAAAGATTACTGGAAGACGCCAGTTGAATTCTATAACGATGGCGGCGGTGATTGTGAGGATTGGGCGAGGTGGTATGTGGATATATTAGTGAGGATAATTAAGATAGATGGGGCAAGATTTGTTATCCATAGCGGCTATGATAAAGCGAGATGGGGCAATAAAAAGAAGTGCCATGCTATTTGTGTGTTTCCTTATCAGGGTAAATTTGGTGTATTTAGCAATAACCAATTATATATAGGATTAAGTGGGTATGAGGGAGCAGGGCATATAACTTTTCCAGATGGTCTAAAATATCAAGAGATAAGGAGCTGGGAAGGTAAAGTATTAGAGAAAAAATATCAATGGTTTAGAACATTTTAAGGAGATGAAGTAATGGAAGAAATATTATTTAAGTGGGTCTCACAAGTAGGATTTCCTATTCTTGTAGCTATATATTTATTAGTTAGGATAGAACCTAGAATAAATGCTTTAACTACTTGTGTGCAAGAGTTAACTTCAATTGTAAAAACAGATTCAGATAACACTAAAGATATGAAGAATGCTATCATAACATTTACTATAAGTATAAATGACTTGAAGAATGAGATTACTAAAATAAATAGGAGTTAATCATGTCATTATATATAACTAAAAACTTTAAGTATATAGAAGTCCAATGCCCTTGTGGGTGTGGTAAAGATAGACCAGTTGATGCACGTTCTATATACCTGTTGCAGAGTCTTAGAGATTACATAGACTTACCTATTTACATATCTAAGGGTGGGGGTATACGATGCCCTGCATACAATAAGTCTATAGGTGGGTATTGGAACTCTGCTCATTTGTTTGCTAAAGCTTGGGACATCAGTGTTAAGGGCATGAGCGTGATTGAACTTGCTGAGGAAGCTAAGCATATAGGCTTTGACAGAATAGGCATGTATCCTAATGATGGACATGTACATGTTGATACTTTCAGACCTATACCATCTGAAGCTTGGGTGAAGTTTAAAGGAAAGGGATACATTTACGTTTACTTTAAAAAGTTCAAGGATGCTGTTAAGTTTGTAAAAGAAGGGAGGTGAAAAATAATGAGTAAAATGTTAGAAGTATTAGGTTTATTAGTAGGATTAATTCCTGTAGTTGTATCATTGATAAAACAAGTTGAAACTCCTGGGTTTGGTGCAGAAAAGAAGAAGGCAGTTTTGGACGCTATTGGTTTATTTTATGATAATTTAGGAATTACTGTTATTAGCAAAGACAAACTTTTAGGAATTGTTGGTGGATTATGCGATATATTGGTAGGTTTATTTAATGTAGTAGGTTGGTTTAAAAATTCAAACCCTATTTAAGTCTTTTAGGAGATAGTTGGCTTGAGAAGAAGACTATACCTATATGGACTAAAGCTTTTAAAGCTTGGGGAATTTATGATGAGGATTATCATGAGAAGTACAGAGATTATATTCATAGTGAGAGATATAAGACTTATATTGATTTAGTTGCAAATGATATTCAAGAGAAGATTAGAGCTTTAAATAAAGTAGATATACAAGCTCTAGTCTTCTCTAAACCAACTTTTACTATAACTGATACTAGTAAAGTCAATAATTGATTTTACGTCAAGGAGGCTTAGATGGGAATTCAAGAAGACACTCATATACTTTTTCCTATACATATGCCAACATTAGGAATTTACAATAATATGCCTAGTACGGAGTTATCACCAAGGTGTCTTATCAATTGTAGTAATATGGAAATAGAGAAAGGAGTTCTTGCTCAGAGGTACGGTTATCCTACTTATGGAACTACTACAGCCTTGATAGGAACTCCCTATCTATTTTTCCCTTTTACTACTTTTGCTGGAGTAACTACTTTGTACTTAATTACTTCAAATGGAATATACTATTTGAATGTAGCTGCTTGGGCAGCAACTGTAGCAGTAACAGATTTTATTACTACACATAGATACCCAAGTGCTTGTTCTATTCAAGACCACCCTTTGATAGCTAGTTCAGAAAAAGGTTTATATGATGCTGGAACGGGTGCTTTAGTAGCTGGGGATTGGGCATCATACTTCCCTAGAATTATTATACCCTACAAGTTTAGACTCATAGGATTTGGTGAGTATGCTTCGGGCTTTGAGGTACCACTTCGTATTAGATACAGTGGTATTGGTGCATATAACACTACCGGTGCAGCTTATTTCATAGATTGGATAGATGGGGACGGTATTGAGATAAGAGGAGCTATACCTTTAGGCCCTTATATTGCTGTCTTCAAAGATAAGAGTGCGGGACTAATGGACTATATAGGAGGGAGTTCTATATTCTCTCTTACAATCCAATTACCTTCTACAGGTTTATTGGCTCAAAGAGCAGTAGTGAATGTAGGTGGTAGATTGTTCTTTATGTCTCACGACAATATATATTCTTGGGATGGAGGAAGAGAAGCTGTCCCTATAGGAGACCCTATTAAGGACTTGTGGTTAGCAGATCTTGCAACATCAACTACAGACTTAACACAGGCAAGCTTTGCTATGTACGTAGCTTACAAGAAGCAGGTATACTTCTTCTATCTTATAGGCACTGCAGCAAGTTATGTTACCAAGTACTTTATGTATGATATAGAGCAGAAGAGTTGGTGGAAAGGGCAATTAGGAGACGCTATAATATGTGCAGACTATATCTATTATAATGGATATAAAGCACTTCTTGGTATTAAGACTCCTGTACCAGTGCAGTTTGACTACAGTACTAAACAGGATAACGGAAAGGCTATAACTAGCTTTATAGAGTCTCCAGACTTCGTGATATCTGAAGAAGAATATACTATGCGTAGGAAGAGATACTATGCATTTAATTTTGATATGAAAGGGGATGCGGCAGATACAGTCCAGTTCCAACATTCAGTCAATGAAGGTACTGATTATACTGTTGCTAGTGACCTAACTGTAACTGCGGCTTATAATAAGGTTAAGAAGGATTTAAAGTTTGTAGATAGGAAAGCAAGAATTAAGTTAACTCATAGCACTGATGATAAGAGATGGTTCTTAAGGTTCTATGGAATTGATTATACTTTGAGGGAGAAGAAATAATGGGAGTAGTATCTGTTAATCCTACTGGATTTGTATTAAACGGATGGGCTAATGGGGAGCTCGCGTATGATGGGGATAATGGTACAGGAGCATCTATAGCTGCTGCTTCGGATGCGTGGACACCATTTATTGAGTTTACGCATGAACCTATGTATTCTTACTCAGTTGAAATTAGATACTTTAGTTCAGAGTCAGGAGTGGGTAATCATACTGTTGATATAGATATTTACTACAATGGTGCTTGGAACCATTTATTTGAGAACCTATTACCACAAAATACACCCCTTGGTGTGTATTGTGCTACACGTTTGATTAGTGCTTTTAGAGTAAGACTTAAATATAGTAGTGTACCATATCCTAATACAACTGTCTATATGAGTGAAGTAAACTTTTATGCAACAGCACCTACTGTTACTGTCCAAGCGGCTTCTAATATAACATCAGGAACTGCTACAGGTAATGGTACTATAACTTATGCTAATGGAAGTAATGCTACTAAACGAGGGTTTTACTATAGTATCAAGGCAACAATACCTGAAGATGCAGATTTTAAAAAGGTGGAAGAAAGTGGAGACTTTGGGGCTGAAGCTTTCTCATTACCTATTACGGGATTACTTTCTAATACAAAGTATTATATTAGAACGTTTGCTACTAACGGTGTTGGAACTAGTGTTAGCAGTATAACAGATTTTACTACTTTAGAAGAAGAAATAACTGTACCTGTACTAACAACCCCTGCAGTCTCTGATATACTAATGCTTACTGCAACCGGTAAAGGAAACATAACTGATACAGGCGGAGAGAATGCTACTAAGAGAGGGGTATGTTATAATCTTACAGGAAACCCAACTATAGCAGATAGTAAGGTAGAGGAGACAGGAACGTTTGGAACTGGAGCTTTTACTGAAGCTATAACAGGGCTAACTCTAGGGACGAAGTATTATGTTAAGCCATATGCTTATAACTCTGCAGGATATGGTTATGGAGAAGAAGTAAACTTTACTACATTAATACCTGTAGTAACAACTCAAGATGCAGAGGTACCAGTTCCTGTAGCCAATCCGGCTTACTATGAGTTTGCAGATGGAAATGGAACTATAGTATCTGAGATAAATGCGACTGAAAGAGGGTTTGAGATAAAGCATGAAGTATCAGGTACGCTTTATAACAATATAGACCATGGAATGGCTGGATTTGAAGGAGATACGGATTGGGATATTGACTCAGGTTGGTATGGAACACTGATAAAAATTGAACACGAACATGGGGATTTTGAAGAGGGAGCTTTTACATTGGTTCTAGGAGACTTCCCTGCTTTTGCTTTTGACAAGTTATTTGCAGGGGAGTCATACACTTATAGGGCATATGCGGTTATTAGTGGGGTTAAGTACTACGAAGTACCAGAAAAGTGGGTAGCATTTAGTTTAGGTACTTATACAGGTGCAGATGCACTACCTAATCCTGGTGGAGGAGATTCTCCTTTCGTGCCTATTGTAGAACCTATTATAGAACCTATTACTCCAGAGGTGCCTCCATTTAAGTGGCCTGAGGAGGTATTTCCGCCTTACACAGTATATCCACCTTGGAGTTATCCTCCCTTTACTTATCCACCTTGGGAGTGGCCTGGAGTAAAATTGCCTCCTTGGAAAGATCCTACTTTTGATTGGTCTCCTGAGTCTGGGATAGACCCATCTATAATATTTGGTAAAACATTTTCGGCTTTTTTGAGAGGATTAGATACTAAGAAGGATTGGGAAACACTTAGAGAGAAGTGTATAATTTATCAAGAGAATATGAACCAAGATACTTTAACTATAAATCATAATACTACAGTTTTAAAGAACACAGTAAACGATATTATTGAGTATGTAAAAGGAAGTGTATATGCCAGTGATTTGGTACCTATGAACTCCTGTCAGCAATTAACACCACTTTATCAGGAGGAGATTAGTCCAAATGGCTTTAAAGATATAATAAATGATTTTAGACTTAAGGATGTAAATAATACTTATGTTCTAAATGAGAACTTTATGAAATTACTAAATAGTCTTAATAGTCTAGTTGAAAGTGATTATAGAATAGAGCCTATATCTTATAATACTAGTGAGTATATAGATATAGAGCCCACAGCGAAGAGAATGATTTTACAGCTTAGCGATATGGATAAGAAGTTTAAAGAAGTTAGAAGACTTATGGCACTAAATTTTAAGCGAATATTTTTATATATTTAGAAGGTGATTTAATTGGCAAATCCTATAAGTACTATGGGTACTTTAGACCCTAATCAAAAGGCATTAGCTGATTATTTAAAGAAGTTATTAATGCAAAATCAAGGGGGAGATACTGGTTACTTATCTGGTTTAAGTAAATATTTATCTGGTGCTGGTGTAGGTGATGTTGGAGCTATGCCTACAACTCCAAAACTTAACATTCCAGCCATGCCTACAACTCCAGTTATTTCTGCTAAAACTGGTGGTGCCGGTTTACTTCCTAGTGGAGTAAGTGGGAACGTATCAGATGCTCTAAGAAGTGCTTTAGCCGGTGAAGTATCTGAGGAATATTTTCAGAACACGGTAGCTGCTCCTGCTCTGAAGACGTTTCAAGAAGATATAGCTCCTGGTATTAGAGAAGAATTTGCAGGTCCTGGAACGTTTTGGGGTGGAGCTAGAGGTGAGGCTGTTAATAAAGGAGCATCTAACTTAGCAGGTAGCTTAGCTGCTGCTAGAGGTGAAATGGCTAATCAGGCGCTTAATAGACAAGTAACAGCGGGACTTGGATTGGGAGAACTTGAAACTACGGCTGCTGGGCAGAAGGCTAGCTTTATGGCTTCAAACTATAGTACTTGGCAGAGTGCAAGGTCCCAAGATTATAATACATGGTCTAATGCTACTGGCAAAGGTTACGCTGATTACTTAAGTGCAAGGTCTCAGGATTATAATACCTGGCAGGGTGCTAAGACTCAGCAATTGAATAGTTACATGGATGCTTATATAAAGGCTAATCCAACTTCTCAAGATACTATAAATAGTATTCTTGCATATCTCAATACACCTACTCAGTTAGCTTATCAAAATCCAGAATATATACCGTCAGCTATTAAGGAAGCTATGAAGCCGGCTAAGAAAGAATATTCTAGTATCATTTCAGGTGGTATATATGGAGTAGGAGGACAGGTACAATAATGGCTATACAAACTATGGGATTAGATTATGGTTGGTTAGTAGACTTAGCAAAGTTAATAGCTGCACAAAGGAAGCAACCTACGGGTGGTGGAGTACAGTCTGCTTATGCAGGTCCGACTTCGAGCTTTGCGGCAGGAGAAGAATCTGCGGTGTCAAAACAAGTACGGCTAGCACGAGAAGACAAACTACTTGAGGATACAAGGAAGCATGAAATAACTATGCAGAAGCTACAAAATGAGTCACCATTAGCTGTGGCTTTAGCTCAAGAAAGAGGTGGAACAGAACAAGCAAAGATAGGTGCAGCTGGTCAAGTAGCTGCAGCTCAAAAGACAACTGCTGATAAGGCTAAGGAGACTATAGATTTATTACTTCAAATGACTCCAGAAGGTCAAGGAGAATTTGTAAATAGTTTAAAGGCTAAGAGAACTGAAGGTCAAGGTGGTATGCCTAGTGGAGGAACCATTTCATCTGGTGGCAAAACCATAAACTTACCTGGTTCACAACAGCAAAAAGGTGACCCAAATGACCCTCTTAGTTGGATAGAGGAAACTTATGGAGCGGATGCAGAAACTGTTATAGCAAATCTGCAACCTAAGACTGTCGCAGCGGGTGCACAAAAGACAGCTGCTAACTTGTTTGATGACTTCCAGAAAGTTACAAAGGGAGACTTAAGTACAATGATGACTATGCTAACAGGTGAGCAAGGATTAACTCAAATGTTAGATGTATTACAGCAAGTAGGAGAAAGTAACGGATATCCTCAAAAAGTTATAGATGATGTAAAAGATACGATAACTGGAATGGCTCCTAAAACTGCAGATATAGAAGGAGATACAGGAGATGTAGTAGAAGGTGGAGGGATAGCTGGAGCTATACAAAAGCTCTTAAATCCTACGGGTGCAGTTGAAACTCCTGAAACTCAAGCTGGTGCAGAATTATGGAAGGGAGGAGTTGGAGCTTTTGAGAGAGGAGCTCCTACTGTTGAAAAGGAGCCGGGCTTCGCTAGTGACTTGCAAGACTTTATTGAAACAGCTTTCACAGGACCTTTTTATCCTGCGTATGAGAAGTGGAAAGAAGGGAGAGCAGGAAAGCCTACAGAAGTGCCTAAACCTGTAGAAGCGGAAGGGATTAATGAACAAGACGTTATAACTGAAATGGGTACTTGGGATAAGGAGAAGGTAAAAGCATTTCAAACAGCGGCTAAGAAAGCAGGCTTATATACAGGACCTGTTGACGGTCTGCATTCTAAGCAGTTAGATAATGTTATGAAAAAGTACTTTAAGGAACATCCAGAAGAATGGGGGGAGGTTAAATGAACGGTTTAGACTTATTCAATAACACTAATATTATATCAAAGCAACTTGCAAAGAAAAGGGGTACTCCTCTTAACTTCTTTTTGTCTCCTTATATAGAAAGATATTTCAAACAGTTAGAGGCTCAGTTAGGAATACCTGAAGGACCTTTAGGAGGAAATACTCTTGGTGAGGAAAATCCTTTAGCTAATGCTATAAGAGGAGGGATGAATGGTGGTAGTAACATGGAAACCCCCAATTATTGAAAAGAAAAAGTTTACATGGACTCCTCCTAAGCCCATCATAGAAGAACCAGAAGTAGTTAAGTCTACTTGGAAGCCTCCTATACCTGAGCCTACACCTGAACCTATAGACTTATCAACTATTAGTCCTGCTGGATATGAAGAACCTAGTTGGCTAGATTTAGTATATCATGCGGGTAAGTCTGGTCTTGCTGATACTCAGGGTATGCTCTTAAACCTAGGAAGGCTTCTATACGAAGGTGGAGTGCAGATAACTGATAAGGTTACAGACGTATTTGATAAGGACTTATATGACCCTAAAAAGGATAGTATAAGAGGGTGGTTAGGGGAACTAGTTTCTAAATCTGAAACAATAGCTGCAGATAGTTGGGAAAAAACTATAAGTAAAAATAGGTTAAAAAACTTTGTTGCATTAGGTGGTAGAGCAGTACCTCTTAGTCTTTTAACTCTTATGTCGGGAGGGGCTTTGTCTGGAGCGTTTCCTGCTCTTGCTATGAAGATAGGTGCATTGCCTGCAGCCATGTTACCCTTTGGAGCAGCCTCACTAGGTGGACACGCTAGAAGAATAGAAGAGGGATTTAAGTCCCGAGGTGAAGAGGCTCCTTATGCCGCTCAACTATTGGGTGGTGTTATAGGTGCCATGGGTGAAGTGGCAACTGAGGCTATACCGTTCCAACGTTGGCTAAATGTCTTTGGGGGGAGTAATGTAGTTAATAGAGGAGCCAAAACCTTCCTTGCAAAGTACGGCAAAATGGGGATTGACTGGGCTGTGGGTGCCCTTACTGAGACTGCACAAGAAGTGGCTATGGTTCCTATAGAACATGCTATAGATAATCTAATGTATAGTGAGGAAGAGACACTCTTCCCTGTTAAGGAGATGATAGAAGCAGGTGCAGGTGGCTTGGCTATGTCACTTGTATTAGGGTCTCTAGGTTCTGCAAGTTCATCTATTCGTTCATTCTCAGAAAGTAAAGTAGATAAGATGTTAAAGCATAATATAACTATGAGAGAAGGAACTTTAGATATTGCCGAGAAGATAGTAGATGAAACTGTTGAAGGTGAAATAATACCGGTGGGAGAGAAGAAAGAATTTTTACCTGAGGAGCCAGTAATTAAAAAAGAAGCTCCTGCACAAAAAGTAGAACCTTATTCAGCTACTGTATATAGAGGAATAGATAAAGACTACCCACAACCTGTAGACCCAGGAATATTTGGTAAAGGAACTTATCATACTACTAATAAAGAATATGCTGAAAAATATGGTGATGTGAAAAGTTCTACTGTCAATCTTAAAAATCCCTTTATCATTAATGACCAAAAAGAAGCAACTGCATTTTGGGATGAGGTAACACAACCTGCAAGAAAGAAAGCATTAGCAGAAGGTAAAACTTCAGAAGAAGCAAATGAGATAGCTGCAGTCACAGCCAGAGAATACTTAGAAGGTAAAGGATATGATGGTGTCGTAGCAAAGAATATAATTGCTGAAGGTGATGAAGTAGTAGTCTTTGCAAGACCAGAACCTACTCCACAAGAAGAGTTTGTAAAAAAGAACATACATAAGGTAGTACCTAAGTTCCCTATGAAAGACTGGAAGGTCACTGACCAAGACAGCTTAAAGAAACTTGGTTATGCTATAGCAGATACTGTGGGACTAGGGGAACTTAATATAAAGTGGAAAGTAGGTAAATCTAATCGTGGTACTATTAGTGGTAGGCATATAGAAAAAGGTAATATGCATGAAATTATTATTAGATTGCCTACTGGTTATACTATTGGAAGGTACACAAGGAAAGATGATACTTTAATGGGGGGACGAGTAGTAGGACCTACACATGGTAATATGGTAAAAATAATACTTCATGAACTTGGTCATATAGCAGTGCCTCCAGTATCAACGACTAGTGGTAAAAGACAGGTACATACTAGTGAATTTCGTGAGTGGACTGAGGATAATAAGGGAAACCTTTGGATACAGAATGTTGTAGAAGATACTACTAACAAAGACTTGCAGAAGATTGAGATAGAGAAGGCTCGTATATGTGATAAGTACGGCCTAGACCCTAAAGACTTTAAATTCATATCACTACCTAAAGGTAAAATGGGTATGGAAATTTCTGGGGAAACTGTAACTGATGAACTTTTAAAGGAATTTGAGGCAGCTGGATACGGAATAGAAACCCTTGAAGATATTAGAAAGCAGGGAAAGGAAGATAAAATAGATGAGGACAAAGTTAAGGTTCATATATTAACTAAGGATGCTTTTGTTAAGAGGATGATGCAGAATGAGGAACTTGACCCGGGTGAACAGGAATTTGCAGAGAATATAGAGATGACTTTAGAAGAAGAAACTGCTCCACAATCAACCCCTATTGGAACAAAAGTAGCTGGATGGATGCATGAATACTTTAAAAGTATAAGGTCGTCTACACAGTTTAACCCTACTATAAAGAATGTATCTGACGCTATACTGGAGTGGGATGGACTTAGAGGAGAGGATGCTTATCTAGCCGACCAACTTACTGATACCTTTAAGACTATGGTTCCTAGTGTAGTAGATAGAGAGTTGATAACTAAATGGAGAGATATGCCTGCAAAGTATGCAGATGAGATTGCTAATAAGGGTATACAAGAGGAAGCTCTCTGGTATGCAAAACAACTAGATGCAATGGCAGATGCGGCAATATCATCTGGCGTAATGCAGTCATTCTTAGACTTCTATTCTCCTCATATATACAAGAATATATCCGAATGGCTAAAGAGTGACAGGGGTAGAAGTGCAGGTACTCCATTGGGAGGGCTTTTAGGAACTAAGTTTGCCCATTCCCTACAGAGGAATATAACAACCTTCGAGGATGCAGAAGCTATAGGACTTGAACCTTACTATGACTCGGCAACATTACTTGGAGAGTATATGTATTCTCTTTCTAGAGTTATACATAATAAGAACTTTATAGATACACTAAAAGAAATGGTAGATGAAAATGGAAACCGTGTTGCAGTAAAGATGAATAATAGAGAAGCATGGGCAAGCAGATATAGAATGGTTACTCATCCTGCTTTTGCTGGGTACACAGTGATAAAAGTAAAAGGGCAAAAGATGCTGACGAAGGTTCCCTTGAAATGGAAACCTGAAGTGGCTGATGCTATTGAAGAGATAGGGACACCTCCTTGGATGAATACTAATTATGCAAGAGGGCTAAGGAAGGTAAAGGGAATAGTTAAGAGATTAATATTCCTTAACCCTGCAATCCATGGTTGGAATATATTCTCCGACGTCCTTGATGAAGTAAACTTTAACTTTGCTGAAGCATTTAGGTCCTTTGGAAAGGGTAAGGAGATATATCTTAAAGACCCAAAAAGAACTAGGGAAGCACTACGAGCAGGGTTAGCAGTAGAGCATGTAGGAAATATAGCAAGAAGATTAAGGGAGGAGATATATGACCTTATTCCTTTGGAAGGTAAGAACTTTATATCTAAGGGGTTGGGAAAGCTTTTCAAATGGAATGA